CTTAGCTTATCGTCGTGCGCGCGTGTGAATTCATCACTCACAGTAGCCGTGCCGTCGGGAGCTATAGCCGTCGTCCTAGCATTCGTGAGAATGCTTTGAACTAAGTCCTGTTGGGCGTTATAACGCTCGCCAGAACATAACAGCCAAGGAGCGACAAGAGGTAATTCTACCTCCCGTCTCTTAACCTTGTTTTCGGGCCCGTACGGTCTGCGCCATCTGCGAACCAATTTAATGGCATCGCGGGGCGTGTACGACCGGACAGAGAACGCTGGGCGATCGAAATCGCCTAGCCTCGTAGGTGGCATCTGCCAACTATGATTTTTAGAGAACTTTGGACGTCCTACTGCTTCAACGAAATAACGAAGCAGCATTGACCATCCTCTAATCTCTTTATCGATAGTTCTAGACTCAATGTCGAATACATAATACTCCTTAGACTGAAGGTCTTTAGAGATTCGGTATCGACTAGGTCTATATCTCTCTGGCACAATCGGCAAACTCGGGCAACTAAGCCCAAGATTAGCTTCTGGCACTTCACCATATTGAGTGAAGATTTGCTCAGAAATATAATCGTATGCCGACCAGTACTGTCTTTCAAACATGGAGTTTGCATATGCAATCCAACTTGAATAGACATCAGCACAACGTGATGACGTCCATTTGGTACGAATTCGTACCGGGGTTATATTGACGCCGAAATAGGCGTCAACGCCGCAGGATTCTCGGAAGAATCCAGTGGTGCAACTTTTGTCACGGTTTACAAGTAAACCAAATGACTCTAGTAGTTTAATCGCGTTCGCGGCTTCGGCCGCTTGGACGATTACGTCATCACCGAACACATGAATGCTCTCACGAGCATCTGCATCTGAAGCTCCACTGGTGAGTATAGCCCATATACATAGTGCAAGGACGGGGAAGCATAAAGCTGACCCCATCGGCGCATATTTGTTAAGGCTACGTATCTCACCCGTAGGGAGCTCCGTAGACAGACTCCTACAATTCATCAGAGCAGTTACCAACGGCTCCGGGAAGAGTAGGCGAACAAGACCGAGCGACACCCTATCTGACGCATCCTTAAGATCTAAAGTGGCATACCTGCCACACTTAAGGTCGGCTGTTTTGCCGATGCTGGGGCCCGACGTCCTTACTTGGACGGTGCGGGTGGATCCCCATAATGCTGCCAGTTGGTTCGGTGTCTGATCAGTGAAGAATACGTTGTACATCGTTTTCTCATGATGCTCAACGTGCTCAACGATGGCCCTATGTAGACCCTGTTGAATCCATTGGTAATCCAAGGATTCCTCAGAGATCAACCGCGGGCCGCGCGAATCCTTTGGGACTAAGACAACCTTAGCCGAAGATTCGCCGAATCGGAGATTCTGCATCTCCTTGTAGCAATCACATACCGCTCCCAGGCAAGCATAAAAATACTCGTCTAGGGGATATGTGTCTACGATTCGGGGCGATATTACTCGAAACATGTACTTTTCGGGACCGATCTCTTTTGTAGAGACCGACCCGGGTCCATGTCTGGGGTAGATATCACGGTGGTCAAAGGTCGCGAAGACCTCCGATAGGAGGGCCTGCGCCTTACGGACCACCTCTTGAAGGTTAATACCAGCTTGGTTTGCCTTTCGGCAAACGGAAGGACTAACGCCAAGACTTGCAATATCACAGGAAGCAGCTGCTTCACACTTGATATTATACGTATACAGTTCATCGTCGGTCTTTATGAAAGACTCGAGAACAGCTTGTTCTTGATCTGTCGTATAAGGCAATTCATACTTGTAAAACAAGTAGAGGATCTGCCTAAGGGACTTGATGCATTTCACACAGGGTGTTGGAAGGACCCAACCGTCAAGTGAGAAGACGCATTGAAACAACTCTCCGAGAAATCTCGGTAGTTGACTGCCAGATAGCTTTCGCCATCCGACAGAGTTCAGTGGAACTTCTCCTGACAAAGCACGATCAAGTGCTTTGGCAAGACGCGGGAAGGACTTCGTTAGAAGTCCGATACCTTCCCGATCATAGCGATTGTGAAGCTTTTGCTTCGTTAATCGCAACGATCGGAGTGAAAACACGTCACTGTGTAAGTTTTGAACGTCACACAGCAGCGCGTCGACGATATTAACTTCGTCTAGGCTCTTCTTGGCTACCATAACGGTATACCTCCTAGAGCATGCGCGCATGCCGGTGATCCAGCAAACTACGAATCCGTCAGTTTTGATAACGGAATCGCGTGATTAGTCATCATCTCGGAGCCAACTATTGGCTTCCCGAGACTAGACACGCAGCACCCGTTCCCGTGCAGTCGAACTTGATCGTCGTATCGGCACCAGTTGATGCCATAAACGACAAAAGTTCGGCCAGCGCGTTCTTCACCTCGTCGTAGTTAGCGATATCCCCGGTTGGGATGTCGCCGACCAGGTACCAGGAGATTCTACGTGGCGTACCGCTAACCCCGGCAACGGTTTTATCAACCCTTGCCATGGATCTGCGCCGCTCGTTGACTCCTGATCCGCTCTCTTGATGTGATGTCTTGAGGCGGTGCTCCAGATTCGGAGTCTCAGCAGATTGCTGAAACTCGACTGTGCGACCCGCTGCGTCAAACCGCAAGAACTCAACTTCGGTTCCTGCAGCATTCTTCACTTCGTTTGTTGTTAGATGCGTTGGTAGCATGCTTTACACTAGTTTTAACCTACTAGTGGAGGGTGTTGTTTCTACGCACTTAAATAACATGCGCAGTGTTTGAGTTTAGCGCCACCTCGTACCGAGGAGCGCACTACCTAATATGAACTCTTGCAAGCTCATACCGCTGGATTCAATCCAGCCTTGCAGGGTTGGAGGCGCAACAACGTTCCTAGAATAGTAACGTTCTGTGACCCTACCCATTGGTACGTTAGTCTGAGCAGCGTTATGTAACGCTGCAGTATGTGAAACCACCCTTTGGTGGTATTTCACTAACTTAACAGACCAGCAGTATCGATGTATACAAGTTCTTGGCTCAATATTACGAGTCTTGAAGCTGTCTAGCCACTCGGAAACTCCGAGAAACCAGTCAACAACGAAACTCCACGGGAGGGCATTCCATATGATAGCAGGGTTCAAATTGACACCCAGCTTATCTAGGAAGCCCAGCGTTTGAGCATGCTCACGTTCGAATGCAGATAAATCATATCTGCATTCTAGTGTAGCATTGAACTTCGCAAGTCCATAGCTAATGGACTCTTTTCCTGTGTAGCTAGTTTCGGAAACGCCCCAATTCGCACCGCATGCATTATAGCATGTCCAACCGGACACGCCATCATTGCTGTAGTAGATGGGGCAACTAGTGAGGAGCGCAGAATATTCTGCCGCTCCGAAGTACGAACTTAAGTCACGACAATAGTGTCGCTTCAGAAGTCGTCCTTCTTCGCCCAAGATTCGAGCAACCTCGGACTTGTAGGAACGAAGTGCATTGTAGAAAGCTACAATGTCGCTCACAAGAGGCTGAACGTTGAATTGCTGTTGCAATAACTGATCAGCCACTAAACGAGTCAGTGATTTCAGGGTCGAGTACTTACCGACCCGGCCGCTAAGCTTGATCAGCTTAGAAAAGGCTGAAATCATAGACTTGATCCGATTACCTGAAGTTCGAAGTGTCCGCATATCCTTAAGCTCATAAAGAGTATTTAGGATGGACAGATTCGAACGCAACCCTGGCAACATGGCGCGGAATGCGTCAGCTGACAAGGTATTGACAAGTGACCCATATGAGCCACTTTGCAGTGTAGTCGCATACCCGTAACCAACCTTAAACAAGTTGGGCGGGCTCCAGTTGGCGAACCAGAACTCAGGTACATCACTGTACCTGGTAAACCACGATGGAGCAGCCTCCGTGACAAAATAGGCAGGACCACTTGTCCTGTCAAATGTCATTTTATAGTGGAGGCAGCTATTCCACGCGGATGGATCGTTAACCGACCATATATCCTCGGTGCTCAAGAGAACAGGGTCTGATGTCCCTGACAATCCTGACACCCAGTACTTACAGCCAGTAACAACGTTCGGGTCTTCACCACTCACGTGACGTTCGTCACGATATAGAGCAGTGAAATAGGCCGGAACTCCAATGGTTCGCTGGGGCTTATGCATACATGTGTTTCCACAAGTGGGGGG